CCTCGGGCAAGTTGTCCGATAAACAGAAAGCAGACCTCAAGAAGCACATGGAGAAACATAAAGATTTAAAAGATATGACACCATCCCAATTGAAGTCACACAGAATGAAGATGATGACCCGCATGCGTAAGGGGATGTCCATCAGTGCCGCTCATAAAGACATTAAAAAGTAAATTAAAATTTGATAGTTTCAATTTTTTTATTTGTAGAAAATATAATCAAATGCCTCTAAAAGATCCTGCCAAGAGAAAACACTCAAATCCTCGCTATAAATTTAAAAAAGTAGATGGGAAACTAGTCCCGAAAGAAGAAGTTCAAGTTGTTGCTCCTCAGTCTCAATCGCCTGCTCCTGCTCCTGCAGTAGCAAGCGAAGCAGCAGAAACTGAATCTTAATCAAAATTAATACAAATATATTTCTTTTCACTTTTAAAATTGTAACCCAAACTATTCTTATCAATCTTTTTTTGTTGGATTTCTTTTTGAATTTTAGGAGAGATCTTTATATCAATTTTATTTCTAATTTTTGGATCATTATTTAATTCTGAAACTGCTCTTCTACATGTTGGGATATCTCCATGATTTGCTAGTAAGATCCCCTTTTGATAAATTTCATCAATATCAGTAAATGATGTGAAAGCAATTGAATATCCATTGCGACAATAGTGAATTATCTTTTTTGCTAAAGCAATCATTTCACCTTTTTCTCTGTAATTTAAATCAAGATTAGGTTTTTCATTTTCTAAATAATTTAAAAGATCTTCTCCAGTGTAAAAATCATATTCAGTTGAAAATGGTAAATCATTATTTTGTTGTAATTCTTTTTCTAATTCAAGTTGAAGATCTTTCTTTGTTTTTGATTTTGGATCTTCAATTTCAATATCATAAATTTCAATAAAATCTAAAAGATCTTTTTTTGTGAAAGTTTTGTGAATCATATATTAAGGAAAAACATAAAAAAAATAATGTTTTTACTTATATATGAACAAAATTGCCTTCTGTATCCCAACCACAACAAATAAAAGAGAATGGACTTCTGCTGAAGAAACAGACCTATGGCGAGTGCTTTTTACAGAATTAGAAAATTATTTACCTACTAATTCTGAAATTACTTGTTTTGTTGGATATGATCATGATGATAAGGTTTGGAAAGATGTTGATCAAAGAATGAAATGTAATGCTACATTCACTAAATTCAAGATTGAATGGACGGCATTTGGTGATGAAGTTAAAGGGAAACCTACTTGGATATGGAATGATCTAGCATCATTTGCTATGAGTGAAGGATTTAATTATTTCAAAATATTAGGTGATGATATTAGATTACCAAGAGATACTGGATGGTTAAGTTGTTTTGTAAATAAATTAAAGAAAAATAGAAATATTGGATGGGTTGCTGGATGGAGCAACAACGATGCAATCCCTACTCAGTTTTTAATCCATAAAACTCACTTGGAGATCTTTGAATTTGTTTATCCTAAAGAAATACCAAATTGGGGATGTGATGATTTCATGTATCAAGTATATCCTGAAAAACTTGGAGTATGGTTAAAATCTTATCCATTACTAAATGTTGGAGGATCTCCTAGATATGATGTCCAATTTAGCGAAAAATATGTAAAAGCAATTGTTCGCAGATATAAACCAAAATTGAATAGATTTTTGTCTTCAAAATAATTTAGAAATGAAATTAAATAATGGGTAAAGAAATTTCAGGTAAGGGTAAAATTAGGATTGATAAGAAGCCAATAGATATTGCTTATGAAAGGATTGCTGAGTTAAAAGCAATGTTAATTCAGCAAAATATGGTACAAGAAAAATTACTCAATACAATTCAAAATATGGATAAAAAATTAAAAGATCTTCAAGATTTTAAAGAAAAAGAAATTATTGAAAAAGAAAAACTTCGGCAAGGATGGTTCTATTAAGTTTAAATTTCTAGAAAATTAAACTTTTTATTGAATTTAAATTTCTAGAAAATTAAACCCCGTTCGTTCATTTTGTTAAGATTTTTTTCTATGGAGTAAATATAAATGGCAAATGAAATAGAGCAAACAATGTTGAATGGTAGAGTTTATAAATTAACAAATCCTAATTGTACCAGATGTTATGTTGGTTCAAGTAAATCAAAATATCTAAGTATAAGGATGGCACATCACAGGGAGAAGCATAGAAAAGGTCTTCAAAATTTTTATGGATTATTTGATGGTGGAGATCCTAATGTAGAGGTATTAGAAGAAGTTCAGTTTCCGATTGGATGTGAGTGGATGCTCCGTGAAAGAGAGCAATATTGGTCAGATCAAAATAAAGAAAATAGAATTAATATCAGAAAATGTTATGTATCACCTAGATCCAAGAAGCTTGACAGAGATCGTAGAATTAAGAAATATCATCAGAGTGAAAAGGGTCGTCTTGCACTCCGTAAGGGAGCAATCAATCATAAATTAAAAAATACAGCAAAACCAGTCACAGGTGTTAAGCGTGCTAATTTATTAAAGGAATTAGAAGAAATTAATTTGAAACAGAATGAGTTGAGATCTTCTTACGAGGGCAAACTAGAAGTCCCTCAGTTAGACCATCAGGATCAATTTGACGCAGTTTTATCAGACACAGAATAGTCATACAAATAAATTCATTATCTTCTTTGTATCCAAAATTAATAAATTTATGAAGACCTCTCCAAAATGTTCTTTTTAATTTTTTGATATTTTGATCTTCTAATGCTTCACGTAATAAAATATCTCTTTGTTTTTCATAATCTCGTAAAGATCTCTTGCCTAATGGGAGAGATCCTACAAGTTTGTTATTAAAATAAAAACATATTGATCCTTTTTTTCCTTGAATTACCATTACATATTATTTTCATAATTAATTTTTAAGTTTTATAAATACTCTTGGATTGTCTTTATGACCAAATTTTGATTTATGATCACCATTTTTGTATTCAATATTTGGATAATGTTTCTTTGTAGCCAATACTAATTTATTACAAAATTCTTCAAATGAATAAACATTTAGAAGACCTCTTTTACAACTAGGTATGATATTATTTTGGAGCAACCAATTTCTGAATTCTTTCCAAATTACTCTACAAGAAGTATGTGCTTGTAAAGGAGATAGATTACCAAAAGCATCGCAATTATTTACCAATACATCAGTAAATGAACATTTTTCATTCATAAAATCTAATAAATTTTTCTTTTTTATTTTTTTTAATTCTTTTTCTGATATTTTGGTAAAATCAAAATCTGCTTGAATTCTATTCATATAAAGATATTTCCCGCTTTGATGTGGAAGATCATCACCATAAATATCTTCATGAGATCTTTGTCTAACTTCTTGTTTTTCCATTAATTCTTTATTATCATGATTTAATTTTTCAATTTCTGTAACTCTGTCTTGATATAGTTTTTCAAGGATAAGATTTGATGCTTTTAATTCACAATGTTCTGAATTTAAGGTTTGAAATTTTTTTAAAAGATTATTATGTTTTTCTTCAAATGCTTGGTAATGACTAATCTTTGCATCCCTTTCATGGATCATGTGAATTAATACTTCACTAGGGAGATCTTCAAGCTTTACTTCTCCAATAATTTTAAGAAGCATTTCTTTGGGTAGAGTGTCCATATTTTTTTATTTATGCTTTGTACTCATCAAATAATTATCAAATTTTATTTTTAAGTAATTATATATGGAGCAAATATAAGAAAGTAACATATATGTTACTTTTCTTGACTTTTTTCGTACAAAAGTATTTTGAGAATAATTTGATATTAAAATTAAAATCAAAAATCAGAAATATTTCAATAAAAAGTTACATTTATGTTACTTTTACTTAAAAATAAAATATATGTAGTAAATATAATGGTTAAAGAACTAAGTGTTGAATGCGAACTTGTAATACAAAAATTAAAGAAATATAATTTATACCCTGATCCCATCACCTGTCCTGAGTATGTTAAACAAAGAAAAAAAATTAAACGTAGCATTACTTGTAATAATGATACTATCAAATTATTGATTAATCTTGTAACAGAGATGAATGGATCAATTTTGAAACAACAAAAAAGAATTAAAGAATTAAATGATAAACTTCAATCATTAAAATCTAGAGAACCTCCTCCAATGCCTGATAGAGCATATCAAATATTACTTAAAGAAAATGAAGATTTAAAGAGTAAGTTAAATTTTATCAAGAGACAAAAGGGTCTTCCAACAGATGATGATACAGATGAAGATACAGATATTTCAGATTCTGACTCAGATACAGAAATACCATCAATTTATGGTTAATTCACATAATTCTCCCAAGCTTCACGATACATTCTAAATTCTTCAGCATCTCCTCCCTTGTCTGGGTGTGCTTTTAAGATTGCATCCCTATATGCTTTTTTCATGTCTTCATCTGAACTACTTCTTTTAAGACCAAATACGCAATAAGGATATTCATCATCTGTTTCTCCAAAATCTGTTAAATCACTTTTGTCCCAACTATTTTTTGGAAGATCTTCAAATGGATATCTGTTAAAATAATTGTAATTATTAGAATAATAATCAAAATGTTCTTTACTTTTGAATTTATATGAAAATCCATCATAATGTGATGGTAAGGGATCTGGTCGGGATCCATCGTCGGTTGAAAACATAAATTCATAAGGATCGGCATTAACCATCAATTCAATAAATATTTATTAGATAAAATTTTAAGTGAATTATTTTTTTGGATTAAAATCAAAAACATCTTTTTCTTTAATTTGTTTTTTCTTATTTAATTCTTGATCTATTTTTAGTTCTTTACCTCCAACAGAACTAGCAATAAGAGATCCTCTAGTAGTTGTATCCCTTGATGTGTCACGATTGCTGACTGGTGGTACTCCTTCAGATACTTTAATCTTTTTGATCTTTTTAGGCTTACTTTGTTTAGGCATTTTAATTTATTCAAGTATTTTTTTTTTAAGTAATCATATTATAAAATGAGTTTAATTGTTACCAGCAGTGCCGACGTAGATGAAACCAATCAATTAGGGATCTCAATACCCTACCAATACCGAAACAACATCAAAAATCCTCTTGAAGTCCCTCCCAACAGTGAAGTAGCAGTTGAGAGTGTTAAAATTCAAAGAACTCCTATGCTTGATTATGGTAATAATATCACAACAAATTTTTGGTTTGGTGAAAGACTTACTAGTGAGACAGCAAAGGATAGTCAGACAAGTTATTTTATCCCAGTTGATAATACGATACTTGGGTCTAAATCTCCTCAAGACTTTGCTGAAGAATTTAAGAAAGTTTTACAAGAAGCTTATTCACTTCATCCTGAAATTGATACAGAAAGTATTCAAGTAAATATTCATCTTGATGGCACAACAAATCAGTTTGCTGGATTTCAATATAAGATCCCTCAAGTAGGAGCAGCAGCAACTGTGAGTACCATCCCTGCTGATACTTGTCGTCTGCAAGATATGTTTGGATCAGCAGCATATTCTGGTGGAACAATTACTTCCGGTGATGATGAAACATTTGTCCAGTTACTCCCTCAAGCAGATGACGGAGGTCCTTTATCGCTTCATAATGGATCTTGTACTTTCACAGGATTAGCAGTTGATGAAGTAGTCACAGTTGGTATATCTCGCCCGTATTGTAATAATTTAAATAGACGTGGTGAAATAATGGGTTTTGATGGAGCAGACTTTGATGATAATCTTGCTGATAATCCATTTGGTGATGCTGTGATGGGTCGTGGTGTTGGTGCTGACAATGATGTTTATATGGATTATTGTGTTGAGAACAATGGGACAGATATTAGAGTTTTTAATTACGCATCATCACTTGGATACAGTGAAATGAGAGAAGTAATTTATTATCAGGATACTGATAGTGCTAACTCGGCATCAAATGCTGATAATTCTTCTTTCACTGCTGCTGGTCCCATCCCATCAGCATCTATGGGTGATGTCAGTTTTGAACTAGAAAATGAAAAAGTTAAGATCTCAGTATCAGGCGAACTTATTGTTGCTATAAATACTTTTGATAGTGCTTCATTTAAAGAACAACTCCCTGTGCCTACTAGTATAGCAAATTGGAAGATGTATCCGACTGTTTATTTTCAAGATAATGGTGATTCTGTCACATTAGGGACCTATGAATGTAGGACTAGTAGCACAATTACAAATAATTTCCCTGAAAATTCTTGGAATGTAAAATCAAAAATAAATACATTCATAGATGGTCGTGGTGCTACACAGCATCAAAATAGTGGAACCCATCCTGATTTTGCTACAACTCTTGCATGGAACAATGCTAATTGGTGGGAGCAAGAAATATATCAAAGGAGAATTTATATTGATTTAAACAATGAAAAGACTTTTTTTGGATCTGGAACAATCAGAAATTACAACGGAATTCAAAATAATTTAATGGGTGTTACTAGTCGTAGATATGAAAATATTTTTATTATGGGACAGAATGATCGTTATATTGATACTCGTGTTGAAGGATGGCAAGCGAACTCAGCACGCACTCTTGGTTTCAGTCCATTCAGTATTAATCAAGATGGTGGTATTACTCATGGTGGTGGATATCATGGAGCATCCTTTACGAGTATTAGTTCTCCAAGTCTTTCATCGCAACAATCTACATTTATCAGAGTACCAACTCTTACTCATGAAACATACAATTTCAATACTGGAAATCCTTCAAAGATCTTATTTCAAATCCCTAGATTTGACAATAGTGGAGCAGAAACTGGAGCTTTGTATTTTCAGAATAATGATAAAACATTTATTGATTTAAAGAATGCTGCTCCATTAAGACTTACTGACATGGATGTTCATTTAGTAAGAAAAGATGAAACATTTGCTAAAGATCTTACAGGCAGCACGGAAGTTGTATTTGTAATTAGACAGAAACAGAAATTATGAAAAGATAGAAAAAGATAGTAAAGTTATCATTTCTATAATTTGTTAAATCTTCTAAAATTTTTTTATTTGTATTTCTATAAATGGACAAGATCATGCCTGTTATAGAAATGAAAAAAGAACCTGAACCAGAACCACAGTCTCAATCGCCAGCAACTAATAATCTCCCTGATCGTGCTGAACCTGATGATAAAGAAATTATTCAAAAAATTCAAAATGATTTATTAGATGAAATTTCTGATGAAGGTGATTCATTAGTTGAAGTTACTGAAAGAGTTATACCAACTGAAGATGAAGTATTTAATGATCCTCCTCCACCTAAGGTTGAACCAGTCCAAGAAGATCCTCCCACCACAGGAGTGGAGTTTGAAGAAAAAAAGGGCAAACGTAAATATGTAAGAAAAAAAGAAATGACCCAGAAACAAAGAGATCATTTAGCAAAAATACGTGTCATAGCACAGGAGAAAAGAAAACAAAAGAAATTAGAAATGGAACAATTAAAAAAAGAAAAAGAAGAACAAAAACAAAAAGAAAAAGAAGAAAAACAAATTAAAATTGCTGAAGAAAGAATATTAAAGAAACAAAGACAAGAACAAGAAGAAATTAATAAAAAAAATACTCCTGCTGTGCCGCCTCAAGTCCAAACAGGATTTACTCGTGAAGACATGGAGAAGGCGATGTTTTCAGCAATATCTTCTTATGAAACAATACGTAAAGCAGAAAAAGCAGAAAAAAAGAAAAGGGAGTTAGCAGAAGCAAGGGAGCGGCAGATGCATCGCACACTCCAACAGGCAATTCAACCTCAGCAACCTCCTGATCAATGGCGGCAGTTTTTCTCATAGAAAATAAAATAATTATTATTAATATAAATATGACAGACAAACCTGCTCCTCGCATCTTCCCAGTTAAAGATCCTCCAAAAGAAAAACCTAGAAAGATTACTCATCCAAATCTCCCTGAACTCCCATGTATTATGTGTCTTGTTATGCCGACTAAGTCAGGTAAGAGTACAATTTTAAGTAATTTAATTTTAAGAGATGAATTTTACAAAGGAGCAATGGATAATATTACAATAATGAGTAATACAATAGATCAGGATGTAACATCAAGATTTTTACGTGAAGCATGTGATTGTTATACTGGTTATGATGATATGGTCCTTGCTGGACTAATAGAACAACAAAAACAATTTAGAGATGAAGACAGACCATTCATAGGTATGATTTTTGATGATATTCTTGGAAGTGTAAAAAGGAATAGTTATTTAAATCATTTAGTTACAAGATCTCGTCATTATGGAGTTGGTCTTCTAGCAGTTTCAGTCCAAAGTTTTAAGGCAGTAGGTCCTACAATTAGAAACAATACAAATGCTTTTATTTGTGGAAATTTACAGAATATGTCTGAATTAGATAAGATCTCTCAAGAGTTTTCAGGGATGTTTGGTGGTGATGAAAAATTCAGAAAAATTTATCATAAAGCAACAGAACAAAGATATGATTTTCTGTATTTAGATTTACAGAGTAATCCTGCAAGAGCATTTAGAAATTTTGAAGATCAATTAGCAGAAGGATCAAATTTACTTTTTGAAGGTGATGTAAAAAATAAAATACCAGAATAAAATTAAAATAAATAATATTATTATAAAATGAGTGATTTATATGGATACCAGTCGGCAATATCACAGGGACAAGCATTTAATACAAGAACTAAGAATTTCAATGATGGTGTATTAATAGCAAATCAAAAAGCACAAGATAAGTATGATGCTGAAGTAAAAAATCAGCCGGGCAAACTTTCTGATGATAAAACTAAAGAAAATGAAGATGAAGCATATTATGGATTTACTGATGGAACGGGAGCAGCAGGGACTGCTTATGGATTAATTACAGATGCTGCCGCAATTAAAGAAAAAGGTTTCGCATCATTTGTTGCTGATCAAACCAAAGGAAGATTAAACGCAATCCAAAATACATATAATAAATTAGGAACTAAAGGAACAAAACCTCCTCCTGCTGATATGACTCCTACTAATGAAACTACTGCTGCTGGAACAGTCGCAAGTGATGCTGAAAATGCTACAGGAGCAGTAGAAGATGCTGGTAATAATGTTGCTTCAGCAGGTGCTGAAACTCTTCAAGGTGGTGAAAATGCTCTTGGTGCTGGTGCTGGTGCTGCTGAACGTGCTGGTGGTAAAATAGCAGCAGAAGAAATTGAAAGTTCTGGACTGAAAACAGCAATTATCAAAGGAACATTAGGAAAAGTACTCCCCGGAGCAGAAAAAGTTCTTGGTGATGCTGGATTAACTGCTGTGAGTGAAATCGGTGGTAAAGCATTAGGAGATTTTGGTGGTATTAGTCATTTTGCTACTGGTGTTTCAAATGTCATTAGTGGTTGTGGGACTTTCTTTCAAGGTGAAAGCACAGGAGATAAATTACAAGAACTTGGTGCTGGTCTTGATTTAGTTGGGACAATTGCTCCTCCATTAGAGTTACTCGGTGGTGCTGTTGGTCTTGTTGGTGGTGTGATGGATGCTTTTGAAGATATTAAGAATGATGGAAAACAAAAAGACAAAGACGCAGCAAAACCTGATCCTCCAAAATTAACTGCTGTGAAAGTAACTCCTGCATTTTCAAGTATGGGACTTGCTGCTTCAGCACCAGTTTCATCAAAACAATCAATAGCAGGAACTTCTTCTTTTTAAGTTAAAGATTTAAATTTAAGTAAATTATTTTTTTTTAAATACTCATATTATAAAATGAGTAGTTTCTTTGTTTCAAGCGATCGTATTCAAGTAGGACAAACTGATGTAAGTATCCCGAGTGAGAATGGTCTTGATTACAGGCCTGGGGGACGTATTGAACTATACGTACCTCCCACCTCTAAATTTGTTGATTTATCTCAATCAAAATTAAAGATGAATGTTTCTCTAGCAATCCCAACTGTGAATGCTGCTAATGGTGCTATGCGAACTCAGTTAGACGCACAAACTGGTCTTCATTCTCTAATAAGATCTATTAGGATCTTCTCTGGACGTAAGACTGTTTTACTAGAAGAAATTGAAGGTTATGATATCCTTACAGCACTAAGATTTGATTATGAAACCAATGATAATCTAAAAGCACAGAGGGGTCTCACTGAAGGTGCTACAACGTATGATCAATCTACTCGCGGCACTGAAGGCACAACCAAAACAATCCAGAATAATGTAACTTCTAATCCTTACTTCATGAAAGTTGATGGTAATCCTACCCTCAGCACTTCATTTGCTACTACGGATGAAGATTATGATTTCAAGGTTGCTAAGGGAGAACTTCACCTCAATACAGGATTATTCAGATCTGAGGCAGTATTCCCTGCTCTATTAACTGATGGTATTTTTATTGAAATTTTACTTCAAGATGCTAAGAAGGTCTTCCGATCTTTAGATGGTGCTAACCGCAATCGTCGTCTCAAATTATGCCCTGAGTTCCATTCTACTAATGGTTCTGATGGTGAAAGGGCAACTAGTGGATCTCTTAAAAATGGATCAGCAACAAATACTCTCTACTTATCTCGTGCTAATAATATGACTGCTGTTGAAAATGTTCCTTTTGTTGTTGGAGAATATGTTACCCTCTGTACTCCTGATTTTGATGGGGTTAATGGATCTCTCAATGCTTCAAGTGCTAGAATTTCTCAAATTGAAATTGATCGTGCTATTACTGATAGTTCTGATAAAATCAAAATTACTCTCCAAGCAAATGTAAGTAATACTATGGGATTTGATATTACAGCAGCAGGTGATGCTCTTGTTGTTAGTAATAATACTGAAACAGCAACTTCTTATGATTGTGATTATACAGTCAGTGACGTAGAATTAATTGTAAAACAGATTGAAGTCCCAGATGGATATGAAGCAAGCATGATGAATATGATGAAAGAAGGTGGTACCATGAATTATGATTATAGAACATTTACAAACTACAGATACTCCCAGTTACAGGGTGATAATGTTGCTAATGTCCGTCTCCCTCTAATTGAAAGCAGAGCAACTAGTATCCTTTGCGTGCCTACTGACGCAAAATCCTACAACAATCGTGAAATGTTAAGTTGCTCCGCAACCTACTTGATTAATACTGAAAGTGATGATGTCCGTAATTTTTCGGCACGTAGTGGCTTGACTGGGATCTCTGATGGTCTCCAAGAATATCAGTTTATCTATGATGGCAAGATCAATCCATCTCGCAAGGTTGATGTTAAAAAGATCTCTGCTAAAAACTCTATCTCTCAGCAGTGGGTTGTTGAAGCAGAAAAAGCACTCGCAATGGCAGATATAGAACCTCTGTCCTTCAGGGCATTCCAAGAAAACTTCTTCATTGGCAGAGCATTAGCATTAGGCAAGAATGCTGTCTATGATGCAAGAGGCAAAGATTTTAATTTACAGGTTGAATACACTGACCCAACCAACGCTCAGACCAAAGATAAATTATGGAACAACTTCGTGTCGCACCTTCGTCGCTTAGAGATCAAGAATGGTGGTCTTTCTGTGATGGTATAAATATAGACAAATAAAAATTTAAATTTATACTCAATAATTTTTAAAAATATTCATATTATAAAAATGAGTAATATGAATGTTGAAATCCTGCCTTCAAATGTCACAGCAAATGGATCCATCTCTTTCAAAGATGGTAATCCTGTAATTCAATTTATTATTGGAGAACAAGATCGTATGTTGATCGGCAACTCTGTCCGCTTCTGTGGTAAATTCAGATGCTTACTTTCAAGTGCTTCTTCTAGCACTTCTGCTACTTCTAACCTTGCTATGAGTGAAAAATTAGGTGTTTATTCTACTATTGATACTCTCACCATTAAATCTCAAAAGACTGGTCAGACAATTGAAAGTATCCGACATTACAATCGTTTCTTGTCCTCCTATCTCCCTGTAACTACTTCAGTTCAGGATGGTATAGGTCATCTCAATGAAAGTGCTTTAATTATGCCTAACTATGCTGCTCAACAAGAATCTGTTGTTAATATTCCTTCATCTAGTTCAACCCAGAATCACTTCTGTATGGCTTTACCTTGTGGTCTCCTCAATGGTGGAGAACCTCTTGCACTCATGCCTGAAGCAGTAGGTGGTCTCCTTATTGAACTTCATTTAAGTCCAGACTCTCAAGTTTTCCATACTTCAGGTGATACTGATAGTGCTTCTTACTCTGATAGTTTCTATGAATTTAGTGATGTATCTCTTGTTGCTGAATTAATGGAACCTGAACCTGATGTAGTCAAACAACTCAAGAGCAGGCAATCGGCAACCTATGAATACAACTCCATCAACTCCTATTATCAGACAATCAACTCGGGTAATGGTATTATAAATTTCCAACTTGGTCTTTCAAGAGTTCTTGGTGTATTTGCGAATATTGTCCCAGCATCACATATCAACAATCTCCTGTTTGATGGTCTTGCTACTCTATATCCTACAAACAATGATGGATCTAGTGCTGATATCAAAGAATTATTCTTCACTCGTAATGGTACGAAGTTTCCAATTGATTTCAATATTAATACTCTCCAGCAGACTAATACTTCTAACAAGACTGCTGACTCGCAAATTCATCTCAACTTTGTTAATGCGATCCAGAAATTTATCAAAAATCCTAAATCAAGTCTAAGTCCGCAAAATGTTCGTCTATCTAATGAAGCAAGATTTGATAAAGATTTCGTTGATGGTGGATGTGGTTTTGGTATTGGAGTTGCTTATGACAACATTTCAGACCAAGGAGTGGATTTCAGAAATGTAAATTTCGGTATTAATTTATCATTAGATCTTACTAGTGATTCGCCTCAGGCATTCTTTGTCTTTGTAAAGAATAAACAGACATTAGTCTTTGGTCCTCAAGGTCTTCAAGTATTAAATTAAATTAAAAGATTATAAATTATTTTTTTTTCTGTATTTTTTTTATTGTTTTTATTATAAAGATAATGAATGCTACTAATGATATGTCTGCTCCTGAACCAGATCCCATGGGATCTGCCGAACAAGGTGAAGTTCAAGAAACAATGGTAGAACGTGCTCCCGTGCCTCCTAATGTCCCCAATCTTCTCCGTGTATCCCCTATGGATACCACGACTGCTACTGATGTTGAAACGAGCATCATGGATCCAGTCGTAAAAAGTGATAGTTTTGTCCGATTTACTCTGTTAAACAAGGGCATACTTCATTCTCATTCAAAGATTACTCTTGCTGTAACTGCTCCCAATGCTAATGGTCGTTTTTATCCAATTGAAACGGGAGTACATTCTCTAATCTCCCGATGTGCTCTCAAGGTTGGCACAAAGACTTTACAGGAGATTGATGGTTACAATTATTTATCGGCATACAAGAGAACCTTCTTATCCAATGAACATCAATATGAACGCGAACAAATTACCTCTGGTGCTGGATTAGCACATGAATTCAGATACAATGATAGCACAAGTGCTTCTTTAGTCCGTGTAAATAATACTGAAGCATTCACCTATGGTGTTAAGACTGGTAAAGAATATGATGATGGTTTCCTTGCCGCAACTCCCAATGTTGAACTATTAGATCCTCTAAGAGTTGAAAATAATCCTGTATTCCAGATTGCCTTAGCAGATCTCTTCCCAATGTTGAAGCAAACTCAGTTACCCTTATACATGATGCAAGAGCAGGTCTCAATTGAATTAACATTTGAACCAGCACAGGCAAGACGAGTATGTATTGTCGCATCGGGCACAGCTGGTCAAACAATCGCAGTTGATACAGATCAAGTCAAATTTGTTGCTGATTACATCTACTATCCTCAAGAAATGATGACTGCTTATGCTCAGGCAAATCAAACTATTACTATGAATCATTTTGATTACAGACATTCTGCTGTTAGTGTCTCTGCTACTTCGGCATCTGGATCTACTCTTATCCGCAATCTTGGTGGTGCTGGTCGTATCGTTACAAAGGTTATTACTGGTCTCCAGTCTGCTGCTGCTGATGCTACTCAAGAAGAAAGTATTACAAATCATTATCACTCTGTATCTCCTGAAGCAACCTATGATTTTGGAGAAACTTCAGGGCGAAATGGATCTTTAACTGTAAATCTCAAATATAATGATAAATTCTTATATCCGATTGATGTTGTTAATCCAGCACGCCAGTTTCATAATACTGCTCAGGCAGAAGGTATGGTCCCTTTTGTCACTCGCGAAGAGTTCTGTGCTGAAGGTGTTGCTCTAACTACTGATACTTTCATGGGTCATGTCCAAGATGCTGGTGATACTGCTACCGAGCAGGGTATCCTTGGACGATACAATTGGTTAGCATACAGACTTAACCGCAACGAGCGTGTCAATACTCGTGGTATTGAGTATTACTACAAATATGAAAATCTTGGTGCTACTGCTCTCTATACTCAGAGATCTTGGTTAGAACTTGCTAAGATCACAGTCCTATCCAATGGATTTGTGACTACCCAACTTCTTTAATTTAAGTTCTTTTTTTTAATTTAAATTTTCAATGATAAATTACAAAAAATAATTTATTATATTTGTTTCTTTTATAAAATGTCTCAACCAACTCCATATACCCAGACCATTTTACTTGATGCGAATAGATTAAGTTCTGAAGAATTTTCAGCAAGTAATCTTGCAGACAGCGATCCTGCTGTTTTCACAAATAAAGTTAGTAATGGTATTACTCTTGATATAGGAGATCAAGTCAGCATTCAATCAGCACATATTGCTCAAAGAGGAGCAGGAGCAAATGTCATTGAAATGAAAGGAAGAATTTTAGGTAAAAAAGAAATTAAATATACAAAATTAACAAATAGTTCTTTTGTGGGATTTAATACTCAGACTTCTTCAGGAGGTCCTATAAAATATTCACCTACTGGATTTGCTAAACAAACAGCATCAAATGTCACAGAAGAAGTTGATATGAAAGATAATGAAGCAACGATAGTCATAGAATATTATAAAAATGCGAATGGAGAAAATTGTTTTTCATTACCTAGAAATTGGGGTAATGCTTCAAATAGAAATGCCTCTATTGCTGGATACGGGACTGGTGGATCTTTCTCAACAGCAAAAGAATATTGGAACCAACCAGATGGATATCCTTTGGGATTAAATATGGTAGGTCAGTGGCCTGCTTTTACTTTTAATTCATTTGAAGAAGATAATACGGGGGATTGGAACATTGTTGAAGAATGTAGGTCTGTATCAGGTGTCACGCATTCTGCTCGTAAAATTAAAATGGATAATTCAAGATTTACTCTGTTTAAAATGGCGACTACAATTTATAATGGATCAGAGTGCTCTGCTGCAGATGTACAGTCATATTTGAGAGGACAAGGAGCAATAGGAGAAGGTCCTGATCCTGCTACATTTGAATATGTTAGATACAAAGAAAAGAAAAAATTAACAATTAGAGAAGGATACAATGCTCCCGGAAATATTGCTGAACAACTTACAGATCAATTACAAAGCACGGGTACTCCTCAACCTGTCATTGAGCCGGGTGGAGTTGCTGTTTCTTATATGATTACTTCAAATACAAATAAACCATTTCCCTGTGCTAATTATGAAATTTTCAATTCTTCTTGTGCTGCTGAATTTTTTAATACATTTACATTTGCGGATCATCAACCAGTAGATACAGGTATTCATCCAAGAGAAAATGCATCGGCAATTGCCTATATAAATTGTTATGATTATGTTGGATTTAAGAGACCTGATTTTGTAGAAGCAGGGAGAGAAGGATTTACTTATCATGGTGCTAATGTCAGGTTATATAATATAGGAGGTCCTGCTAATCCTAAAGAAACAGCATTTATCTTTACCAGTTGGGTTTGGGAACAATCAAGATTAGATAGAATATTAAGATTTTTTGATGCTCAAACAATGTATCCAGAACTTCTTGATGGTGGAGTTGATAATTTTAATAGAACTAATTACAAGACCTTCAATCCTACTAGTGCTTCATTTGCTGAAGATTTCAGAAAAGTAGGAAGATTTCTTCATATTGATATTAATAAACAAGGAAATCAAGGATCAGGTGATCCTCTAGGTGGTGATAATTATAATGTTTCATCTGCTACTTCAAGTAATGATCCAAACAACAAAATGTCTGCTCCTATATTTATTTTTTACAATGAAGCAAGTAGAGATCTCAAGGCAGATGATCCAAAAGTAGCAATATTTCAAAATGATGCAGGTGAAACACAACCAAGACCAGATCAACTCGCAAGTGGATTTGGTTTTAAATGGTTAGATACTGATGGAAGATATAAAATTGGATTTACAACAGAATTAATTGGTGGTGTCCCAGATATATTGATAAATCAAAGAGGATCAATTGATATTTTAACAGAAACAAAAATTGGTTATGATTATCATTTTAATGCTTATGGTAATGCTGCGATAGGTCTTTCAAGTGGATTTTATCCGCTTCAATATTACGGACATCAAGGGTATGAATCAGCAGAATATATCAATAATACTTATGTAGGAGCAAATGATCCTCTTGTAAATTTTAATACAACAGAATCGCGTTTTGAGATCTCTAAATTACATACAGCAGAAACAGTCGGTAATTTCTACAATGCTGGAGATCCTCAAACTCCCGGCGATATTCTCGGTCCCCCATCCAGTGCTCAGGCAAGTGAAGAAGTTTATTTCATAAATAAACCAGAAAGATTTGTTTCTTGGTCTCCCAGTATGATGCCCTATCCAACAATAAATTTAAGCGGAACAGCAGCAAAGGATAATATAGCATCATTTATTCAAACTAATGATCAATTAATAGAAGGAAATATTTTTGACTCACATGGAGGTATTGCTATTCTTGATATGGGAATTGATGAGAAAAATTTTGAAAATAGTATTTGGGGACTTCTTGGATTTACATATAATCAATTTAATACAGATGTGCCTGATGCTGTAAATTATTCATCAAATAGATTTACAGGAACAACTGTGAATACATCTGGAGTTACAACCAATGCAGATATTAACTCAGTCACAGCACAACAATATTTGATGAATGTATGGTCTATCCCACTTCAAAAACCAATGCTCAGTAGTAATGTTGATTATTATGCGACGACATCGCCTGCTCTTAGTCTTAGAAATGTTAATACAACTACAGCATCTTATATTGTAACTCCTACAACTACCATCCAACAGACATCAACGGCAATTCAAGCAACAAATCTCCCTAGAAAAATTTTAAGAGGATATTTTCTTATAAATTCAGATATTTTGGATCAAGCTCAATATTATCAGTTAGCAAATCCTTTGCAGACCATGGCGATTGTTGGTAAATATAATTCAGCAGATGATTTTGTTAATTATGATGGAGGAGGTCCTGTATTCACAGTTACTAGAAAAAAAACAATTACAGATATCAAAACTCAAGTATTAGATCCTGAAGGTGAATTAGCACAAGTAGGAGATAATTCAGGTGTAATTTACAGAATTGATAAACAAATTAAAACAGATCTTAAGTTTGGAGAAAATTTATTAGCAGGGATGTATGGTAAAATAAAGCAATAATTGTTGAAAGATCTCTTAAACGTTCATTTGGATGAAAAATACCAAAAATACCAAAAAAAATTAGAAGATCTCTTAAATAATCTCAAAAATTATTTCAAAAATAGTTTTGTAAAAAAAAAACATCAAAATTAGTTAGTTCTAACTAAAATATCGCAGTTTTCTGAATATGGAGATACCGGCGCTTGCTTCATATTCAAAGCACTTAAAGAAATAAGGAAAAATGAAACAAATAATTCATATCTTTTTTTTTTTTATTCGTTTTTTCTTGAAAAAAATCTAAGTGAATTTAAATTTAAATTAAATTTTACAAATTGTAAATTTGTTTAAACTTAAGTGAAACTTAAGTAAAATTTAATTTAAATTTAAATTCACTTAGATTTTTTTCAAGAAAAAAATCTAAGTGAATTTAAATTTAAATTAAATTTTACAAATTGTAAATTTGTTTAAAC